TCGACCTTGAATCGTTTCCTCTGCAAGTCCTGTAGTCCATGGACGAATGTCCGCCTCTGTACGATATACAGAAGCCTCAACAATAAAACGGCCGGGACTTTGATCAAGTAACTTTGTATGTATCTGGCCATCTGGGTGATCCTTCCAAAACTTAATTAAACGCTCTTCTACTGTCTCATAATCTTCTAAGTTAAACATATAATTCGTCCTCCTGTGTGTGTATTGCGCCCATTATTGCCCCATAGGCGCAGAGATCGAGATAGGTGTCAACCTTAGGCGTCTCCATTGATCTTGCGAGCTTGACCAGTACCATAATTCCAGCGACCTGATAGTCCATGATTGGCACTTCGAGGTATGCGCTGAGTAGGCGTGCCGTTCGCTGCATATTGTCCGTCGGATGTCCGTAGTCCATGCCACGATCTTGAATGATTGCTTTTGCTTCTGTAAGGAAATCACCTGCGTTCACACTCTCACCTTATCCTTGGCTTCGTAGTAATCTCTGACCGCTTTACGGCCTTTGAGATAACCTACACGAATTCCTATAGACCGGCCAAAGTGGAACCATAACGCCGAAATAGTGATAAGAGCTATAACGTCCTGAGTAACTGTATCGAACATTGTTAAGCCTTTCTGTGGATGCCCTTCATCCGTGGCTTAACCATCTCATACCCCAAAGGGGAAAATCTAGATATTCAGATAACGAAATGGTAACAATTCTGCGTCGTCTATGTGATCGTCAATATCCCGATCAAGATCGTTATCTAGGTCGTCCATAGCGCTTGCCTGAGACTACGAAAGTTCCATCCTTTTCCAGATAGATCAGATCGACCTGAACGTTCTTACCCTCGACGTACATGATGGCGAATGCCTGTTGCCAGTTAGCCGATCCCTTGGTGTATGACGCCTTAGAAAAATCCATGAGATTCCCCACCTCGATACCATGTAGAACACGCCCTATACGGCCTCCAGAGGCCTCTGAGAACGATGATCTGCCTGCTCTGTGAGTATGCCCTGAGATAACGCTCTTCCCGTGCCTACGAGCCGCCTCAAGGGCTGAGAGCCCGCCCTGTGACTTAATAGGGGTATGATCGCCATGGACTGCAATCCAGCCTGGCGCGATATTGTATGGCTTCTTATGGAAGGTAATTCCTAGCTCATCGAACCGCATGAACTTCTCGAAGCGAAGCTCTGGCAAGGATAGGAATGAGGGAATCTTCCTCATAATCTGATTGTAAAGGCGGTCTGTGTGGTTAGACCGAATCGTCTGTGTTACTTGTAGATCGTAAAGTACTTGAACAGCCTCATCGCGATCGTCTCCAAGCGTCTGCTCATAGGCTTCGGGTGTGCCTTCTGACCATTTCGAGATGGTATTGAAGTCAATCTCATCTCCAATCGTGACTACTTCATGCGGCTTAAACTTACTGATAAAACTGGCTAGATTCTTGACTGCGTGTCTATCGTGGAACGGCACTTGTAGGTCGCTCACTATGACTATGCGCTTCATTAGTCCTCTTCGTCGTCCTCATAGGGTAGGCGATCCACTCGGTCAGGGATCGATGGCAAGATCCAGTCAGGATAAGCGCCTCGGTCTGTGATAATTGCTAGACAGAGATCAACAGCGAACCCAGCACGACGAAGAGACTTATAGAACTCATGCATAGATATAGCGTATGCGTCGAGTGCGTTGTAAGTGTCTAGGTCGATGACCTTCTTCTTAGCCATGTCGAAAATTATCGCTCTAGAAGTATGTTGTAGATCTCATCGACACGCGAGTTTAGTCGCTTAATTTCGGACAGTAAATGAGTGATGACGTAGCCTGCCAGACCACCAATGACGGCAAGACTAGCAAAGTAAAGAGTGAAGAAGTTCTCCTGGGTCATTTTTTCTTCTCGACTGTATCGACAGCCGCCTCAATAGAATCAACGATGACGTCAGCGATTGCCTTCTTGGCTCGATATGACTTGATCGCTTGGCGCAGTACTGGAATCGCAATGAGTCCGAGAGTTGCATAGATAATTGCTTCCATTTACTTTCCTCCTAGTAGCGGGATATTAAAGAAAGAGCCGTCTTGATCGCCTTGTTTAGTGAAAGAGATATGGCAATGCGCGTTATGTGGATTACTTCCAGAATACTTGCGCCAGCGCCAGCCCATGCGAGACGATGCAATTCGTCCTGCGAAGATGATGTATGAGATTCGCTTATCGCCTGCTTTGGCCGCGAGTCGAAGCTGATCTGCAATATCGGGCATGAGGTCGGGCTTGCCTGACTTATGTACATCTCGATCGACATCGATGGCGCGAACCACCCCTGTCTTTGAATCAGGTATGTGATCGCTAGTACCTTGTGCAACGTGGCGTGCATCGGCAATCCAGCCATCGGAACGCCTATCACGATCTGGGAAGGTGTCATCGAATTGCTCGCGTAACTGTTGACCAGCCTTGCATAGTACGGGCTTCATCCGAGCAAGAGTTTTGCTTCGTCTTCGGTAATTCCTAAGCGCTCAAGTAGTGCAGCCTTTTTAACTGCTAGATCGTTTTCCTGATCAATCTCAGCCGCCTTAATTCTTGCAATTTCTGCGTCAATTTCTGCCTGCGTTGGCGCTTCACCGTCAAGAACGATCCATTGAATTGTTGAATAATTGTTGTCAGTGTAAGAAAACTCGGCTGATGGTCGGAGTGACTTGATAGCGTCTGCAAGATAGTTTCTCATTATGCACCGATTTCCAATAGAACGATTGTTGATGTGCTTGAATTGAATGCTTGCGCTTCAATCGTGCCTGATGAATTTGTGGCTAATCGTGTTTTGTATGTTACTGATGAAGTTGTTGAAGGCGAATCTAAATAAACGGGCGACCATGTGTGCGCTCTTTCATACGTACCCGTCGCGGTTGTTATTCCCATGCCCGCAATATATTGATTGTTCAATATTTCTGTGCTGTTCCTTAAAATTGCGCCTTTGCCATAGGCGGAACTTGCTGAGGTATTGATTTGATAAATTTGTTGCGAGATAATTATTAAAATTTTTGATGTGGTTGCGCTTGGTGTTATCGACGCCGACAATCCGCTATCTGTAAGCGTGGCGCTGGATATTGTTGTTTGTGTCGAAGTTGTGCCCTGAACTACCTGCAAGACTTTGCCGCCGCCGCCTGCAGCCGATGCCCATTTAAGGCCAGTCGCGGCTGTTGAATCAGCGGTAAGAACCTGTCCATTTGTGCCAACGCCTAGACGAGCATCGGTGGTTGAATATGTGTAAAGGTCGCCTTTAGTAGTTAAAGGGGAAGATCCGCCTACTGAAACCCATGCAGAACCTGAATAGTACTGAGTCGCGTTAGTGTCCTTAAGGTAGGAGATCATGCCTTCTTGCGGTGAGGTGATAGCTGAGGTGCGAGCTGCCGCATCGGCAAAGACCATAACCACCTGAGAGGCTAAATAGCCGTTAGCGTCGGCAGCCGTGAGGACGTCACCTGTCGTAAATTCTTTATATCCTAGACCTGCTGCCATTGTTTTCTCCTAGTATCCCATTATGGATTGTCCGATTATACCGTATGTGGAAGATCCGACGATGAATCCCTCCACTATAGGTTCAAGTGTTGTGACTGTGCATTGCATTGAATTTGGGGTGATATCCCACGCTAAGCCTTGCACCTGCAAGGTCTTGACGATGGTTGATCCCTCTGGCTGTACATTCGTGATCTTGACGTTGTCAAAGTAATCGAGCCCGATGATCGTGTCAGTTGGTACCGATGGATCTAATAGATCGATCGTCATGGCATCGATTCGGATCGTAGTCTCTGCACGCGTAGCGACATAGATGTCAGCAATATCTTGAACCTGTGCGTCTGTCTGCGCTATGAGATTTTCTACGTTCATGCCGTGAGGAAAGTACTTAGCGATGGAATCTAAGTCTGAAGCCGTGACTGTAGATCCACCGACGCGCTTCATTGTCGCATTATTGATGATGAGTTTGTCGTCGAAGGCGTAACGAAGGTTTGAATATGGGATTCCTGTAGTTTGATTGAACTCAATCGGCGCCGGGGCTAGAGATCCGACTACATCCGAGCGATCCTTAAATTCTACTTCTCCATCTGCACGGACGAAAAACGCGCCTTGCTCTGTAAACTCTGCGACCTGAATCGCTTGCAAAGATGTGCGAGTGGTGGCTGGATCTGCCTGAACTGTTGTCGATCCTGCATCGATGATGCGCATGGAAGACGGGAAGTCCACTTGATCGAGGATCTTATCGATTCGAGTGCCAGTAGTCTGGCCAGCCGTTGCGCTTGCTACTGTCGAGACGTTAGCCATAGCGAACAGGCGAAAGGCGTCTGAGCAAGCGATATCGACATAACCTAATTCTTGTCCTGTTGGATAGGTGTACTTATAATCATTTACGTATCCAGAGAAGAGAAAGTTCTGAGTAGTGTCTGTGGTAGCCGCGACTCGAATCTTACGGAGTGGAGTCAAGAAGCCGAAGTATGGACTGGCTGGATTCTGAGGGTTGAAGTCGCCATTCTGATCGATAACTCGGATTGTGCAGGTTCCTGCTTCGTAGGTATCGCGCATAATATTGCGACCGCGCCTAATAGTGATCTGGCGAGTTTGAGAGCTGAGGTCAATCGTAGGGGTTGCTACGGGTGAATCTCCAAATTGACTAGTGCCAATCACGCCATTGACGGCATCACCAATAACGAAGCCATAGCCGAATGTAGCACCTTGGCTAAAGTCGAAGGAGACCGAGATTGTGGCTGGAAGACTCATATTGCTACTGGCGTATTCGCGAATCTACCTAGGCGGTTTACATTGACGAAAGATCCAGAAAGAGATTCGTTAGTCTGTTGCTGAGTAATAACAGCCGATACTGCCTCGCCTGCAACCTCGACTTTAATATTGATCGGAGGCAGAGGGTTTACTCCAGCGACTACACCTGCAGGAAGTCCACCTTGCTGTCCAAAGGTTTCTGGCATTGCATAACTAGGTGGCACGAAGTTAGGTACGGGTGTGCCTAAAACATTGCCGCCGAAATCAAGGGTCGGCACCTTCCAATTACGATAAGGGTTTGGCGCTTCTGGGGTAGCCAATAGAGCCGCGTTGAGAGCCTGCTGGCGCTTTGTTGCCGCTTCAAGTTCTGCAGAAAGTTTATTAGCCTGCGCTTCATTCTTATCTAGCAAGGCTAATTGAAGATTAAGGGATAGGCGATCTGTCTCGCTGATCTTGCCACGAAGAGCGGCTGTGACGCTGATACGATCGAGGTCGATAGTCTTAGCGGCTCTAGTGAGAGCGTTGGCCTTCTTTTGCATGTCTAAGGTTTTCTTTTGTAAGGCCGCGATTGCTGCTGCACGAGCTGCTGCTTCCTTTTCGGCCTTCCTACGAGCCGCTTCATTAGGATCTACATAAGTCCCACCTAAGGCAGAGCTAGGGTAACCGCCCATGCCTGGAGTAGTGAAGCTGCTAAATGTGCCAGCGCCTTGCGTAGAGAGTAGTCCGAATGCACCGCCGAATATCTTAACGAAGTTACTGCCCGTAATCCTGTCGAGTACTCCTACGAGTCCCATACCTGCCTGCATCGACTTATCAAGGTTACTGACCAGAACGGCCACGTTACGGAATGCCGTGGCTGTATTTGTTGCGAAGCTGTTCATGGCTTCTGTAAGTTCTGTGATGCTTCCCGTATCGGTCGCTAGGATCGAGAACGCATCTACGAGACCCTTACCGATAGTCTCCTGCGCTTCTCCTGCCGCGGTCTGGATAAGGGTTAACTTGCCTGCATAAGTATCAAGGTATGCCGCGTTAGCACCTGTAAAGGTTTTGTTTAGTTTTTCCTGAACTTCGGCAAATGTCGCCGTCTTAAGTTCTGCCTGAGTAAGTCCTAGTGAGTACTTACGAAGCCCTCTAGTCTGTCCGACGTAGGCCATTGATAAATCGTTAACTACTGTTTCGTAATCGACGCCAGAGCCTCTGCTTACTTCTAGCGCTAGGTTCATTAACTCCGTAGACTTAGCAAGTGAGCCTGTGGTCTGCAATAGGCGCTGCATGGCCGGACGAAGCTGATCATCTGTAACGCCTGAGGCGCGAGATAACTGCTCGATGAACGCTTCGATCGCTGGAGTCTCGAAGGCTAGTCCTAGATTCTTTACCGACTGCGCTAGACGGCTTGCAGCGGCTTCATCTTCCATGAATGCCTTAACGGCTGCCTTGCTGAACTGAGTAATCTTCTGGACGCTGAACGCCGCTAGGAGTGCCTTGCCTAGTTTCTTAACGCTATCGTCTAGTTTACCTGTTGATCTTTCGGCATCGTCAAAGGCTTTCTTGCCCTTGAACTCACCGATAATCGGGATGCGTAACTCAGCCATTAACTTACTCTCCCATTAAACTTAGCGGCAGCCTTTTCAAGCGCCTTGATAACTCCAACCTTCGCTCTGCCTTCATCCTCTTTGTATGCCTTAAACATTGCGCGTCCTGCCATCTTGCCCGATCCTGCTAATTGACCAGACAGGCGTGGAGTGAATCTTCCACCCATTCCAGACTTACGGCCAGCGGTCTCATAGATAGCACCGCCAGCGGTCTTATTGTGGATCGATACAGTCTGCACCCAGCCTTGACGATTAGGCTTTGTCGGTGTCAGTTTATAGCCAACGCCTCGACGTGCTGTGCCTGCGTCATACTTAGGGAAGCCACCGCCTGCGCTATTGCCAACGAAGCCCGAAGGCATGTCACCATTAGACGGCATGAAGCCACGAGCCTTTTTAACCAACGGCTTTAGGAATCCCACCATCTCATCACGTGTTTCTTTATCAAGATCAGGTGAGAACTTCTTCATTGCTTTACGGAGTTCGCTAGCGCCTTTTAGCTCTGTAGGCATTCTTCTGCTCCTCCGCTCTGTCTTTCAATGCTGTCAGAATCATCTGCAACATCGATGGATCTAAATCGATTAAAGATTGTGGAGGGATAGCCGTCTCAATGCTCAAGCGAGCTATGAGGTAGTGGATGCTATCCCTGCCTAGGCCAAAGGGTCAGACTCTGCAACCTCGACACTTTTCAGAGTTTCGAGAAAGTCTGCGCCGAATGGCTTGACTATGGTTCCACTTAACCGAAGGCCTTCCCATGCCAGCCAATAGACATCTGATTGCTTTTCATCATCGCGGAACGCTTTGTGAAATCCCTTTTTAGCATATAGCTCGAACGCGTATTCGAGGCGAGGAGTGATCTCGATCTCGGTTACTGTGTTATCCGCTAGTGTGACTATTAGTTTTGCCATGCTGTGCCCCTTTGTTTAGTTAGATTACGAGGTTGTAACTACTACTGTACCTGATACGTTCCAAGTTACACTCTGAGTCGATAGATCGCCAACAGCACCGTTGATAGGTGTGATGTTATTGACTAGGCAAGTCATTGTGTAAAGTGGGTTTGTAGCAGATGTAGTAGCAGAAGTCTGCTTGAGTGTGACTGTTGTGTTGGTTCCGACTAGTGAGTTCAATGTCTGAAGTGTCTTAGATGTTGCTTCATCATTGAGGAAGTCGATTGTGATAGAAGATGCTTCTAGGCCTTTGACGAACTTATGTCCGCTATCGCCCATCGCTGTTACTTCAAGCTCATCGAATGATCGGTTAAGGGTAACGCTTGTAACTAGAGTAGAGAGATCAACCGCGTTGACAGTTAGAACTACTCCGTTGCTTAGATATACTGCCACGATTTATTCCTCG